AAAGATAAATTAGCGAGATTTAAAACATTTGAGCGATTGAGAAATGGTGCAGAAATGAAAGGTCAATATACTGGTGCGATCAACGCAGAGTTTCGAGCAGGTCAAATGGCAGGTATGTTTGTTGATAAAAAAGAAATTACTCATAATACTTTGGAAGGTATGAGCAGAGAACAACTTGAGGAAAGGTTGCAGCAACTTGAAAAAAAGATTGATGATTCCTCTGCAATCATAGATGTAACACCTAATCATATCAAAGAAATCACCTAATCATAGGCAATCATATTATCGTCTATTTTCCCAAAAGTAGACAATTATGCCTAAAATCATATAAATCACAACAATTTCCATCAGCTTGATTTTTTTCAGATCCAAAATTTAGGAATTTTTTTCTTGGAATTCATCAACTTGTTCATCAATTATGTCAGTTGGTAAACCTTTATTTAACTCTTTGTAGTCACCAACAATCCATTTTTGTTCTGCTTCTGATTGATCATATGCTTTTACCTCAAATTGCCATTTTGCAACAGCTCTTGAAGTTACAATAAATGTTTTTAATTTTTTAGTCATTTTTTAACCTTTCTTCTTCTAAATGTTTAAGTTTGTCCACTAAATTCATTAAAGTAAACATAGTTGCATTTGTGTTTGTGGGTGCACAATCAAAACCATATTCAATTGCAGTTTGGTTAAGACCTTGCCACACATTTACACAATCATATTTTTTCTTATGGGCTTGATTTATTATTTTACTAACTTCATCCATAACCCAATCAATTTGTTTTTCGTCTTTAGTCATATTTTCTCCTTACCCCCACCCAATTAAGGGTGGGATATCGTTTATATTATTTTTTTGTAATTCCACACATTTTTAATTGTGTTTCAGAAATGCCCATTTTGTAAAAAAGATTTTTGTTTGTTAAATCTTTTCTTAACAATCTTGCTTGAGTAAACCAACTGATAGGAATTGGACACACTCCATCATCACCACCAAAGATTTCTCTTTTTCGTTCCCAAACATCTTCGTGAATATTAGGGTTACATTCCTCACAATAGACAACAACATTACCTTTATTCTCTTTTGTTTTATTACTTTTTTTTGAATGATTCATAAGGTAAACACCACTATCACCAACTAAAACTAAAGAGGGTGCAATTTGTTTTTCCTCATCTTTATCCATATATTGTGAATAAGGGTGGTCACGATTGTGACCATTACCTTGTTGCCATAGAATTAAATCATCTATGTTTTGTTTATTAAAATAAATATATTCCATTTTAACACTCCCTCAAATCTGCATCATCAATTATGTATTTATAACCTTTGGGCATATTTTCTACATCTACAACACACCCTCCTTCAACTTTAATTGTTATTAATTTAGTCAAGTCTATTGTTTTATTAGTCATTAAGTTTGTTATTTTAGCCATTTTAACTCCATATCTTTTCACAGTTAATATCAATCACAAAGTGACCATTGTCAGAATTATCTCCATCATTTTTATCTTTACCTAAATAAATTGAATGAGTAATTCTTTCTTTATTGGTGTAATCTGCAAATCGTTTATCTTTTTGTAAATCTGCAATAAACAAAACCATAACATTTTGTGGCTCTAGCCTTGTGTATGGTGTTGAGATGTTTTCTTTGTTTTCGTTTATTTCTCTTTTGAGTTTTCTAACCCAATCAAGTGCATATTGAGGAAAATCAGAACCTCCCCAATGGTTGAACAAAGGAACACTTTCCTCTCTTCTTTTGTCGTGAATGTAATCAATTTCATTCACAAAGCTTATTGATACTCTATCGCCCATAATTTTATCCTTTCAGTTAACGATTATTAGTATTATCTCATTATTTCCCAAATAAATGGATATGTCAACAAATTAATTTGACAATTATTATTTTATTTCGTATTATAATTAAAAGACTTTATATCAACTCATTAATTGAAAGGAATATAAAATGGGTAAAACTAAAGAATACTTTTATGAGCAAGAGTGCAGAGATATCTGTGAAGCTATACAAGACATTGACTTTGGAGATCAAGATTTTCAACCAACAATGCAAGAAATGGTCACTTCAGTACAAGAGAAAATTGGATATCCTATTTTTCATACTTATGATGAGATAGAGGATATGATTCGTGATTATTGTGATGAAAAGAGAGGTGAGTAATGGAATTTGTTGTATCAAAAGCAAAAGATATGCTTGTGACTTTTAATCAGTTTGCTAGTATTAATGAGCCAAAAGCAAAAGCAATTACTGTTACAAATACTTCTAAAGATACTATTTTATTAGAAACTGATTCACTTGATGAAGTAGTTAAACTTGTAAATGAATACGATGCACATACTTACAATGATTTACCTTACTTTGAAAGATGTTTATTTGATATCAAAGATCAAATTCCAAAAGAATGGGAAAATGTATCTTATGGAAATGATACTTGTCCAAGTTTTGAATGTAATGGTTATCAGATTTTCATTGATAATGAAGACAATGATGAAAGAGAAATTAAAGATGGTTATAGATTTCACATCATTGATGTTGATGAATATGGATATGGTAAAAAACCACAATTAGAAACTAATGAATTTTCAGAAGTTTTGGAGTTTGTAAATGACCATTAATTTATTAAACAAACTTTATATTGCTTGGTGCGAGAGAGAACAATTTGACGAGATTTTAAGTGCAGATGAAATGCTTTTAAGTGGTCAAGTTAAATTCGTCTATCAATCTTATTGGTTGAGAAGATTTTTTGAAATATGGAATAGAGTTGAGGATATTGAAAGTCAACGATATTGGAAAAGAAAGGAAAAAATTGTTAATTAAAATTTTTATAATCTTGCTATTAATTTTCTTGCTAGGTTTTTGGTTTGGAGATGAATGAATCTCAACTGTGGCAAAAAATCAACACACTTCAAAAAACACAGAAATTGTGGCACTTTACTAGAATTGAGAGTGCCACGATTCGTGGAATTCCAGACTTAAATTGTTTAATAAATGGTTGCGAATTTTGGTTGGAATTAAAATCAAAGGAAAGCAAGAATCTAGGACTTTCAAACTATCAGATTAATTGGCATATCAAACATCAAAAATGTGGAGGTCAAGTTTTTATCTTGTTACCAAGTACCAAGCAGAGAGGGTTCAAACTTTTCAGAGTCGTGGGTCTTGATTCACGAAATCATATCATATCCAATCATATTCCCAATCATATTCCCAATCATACTGGCAATCATATCATATCTAATCATACAATCATATCTAATCATATTGATAAGAAGCTTCGTGGAGCTAGGACCAAAAAAACAGATCCAAAAAACAATAATCCTGGAATGTTTCGCCTGGTTCTTGAAGCAAGAACCTTGAACCAGCTGTTTGAACAGCTTGAAAAATTGCTGCATAAATAAAATAAAGCTTTGCATTTATCCCATTTCATCTTATAATAATAATATAACATTAATGAAAGGGTAAAAAATGTTAAATGATAATTTCCCAGTTATGCCGCACCAGTCAACGATGAGCGGCAAATTAATTGGATTAAAAAGTATTAGTAATAATACATTAAAAAATAAATTTTGTTATGACAATTATGTTAATGGTAAAATTGAAAATGAAAAAGCTGGTACCGTTGTTAATATATGCGGTGTTTGTTATTCCCAGGAAATGCTGCAAGGCGTTCGAAAAAATGTCGGTCCAGCATTAGATCGTAACGAATACTTAGCGGAACGTTTATTGAATGACAATGAAATTCCAACAATTTTGCAAGCTTATTATCGTTTAAATGCGCACGGTGAATTATTAACGGAAGTAATAAACGATAAAGGCGAAGTAATAAAAACGTATTCAAAATTTAATCATATAGAAAATTATTGTAAGATTGCGGAAAAAAATCCGCATTGTACTTTTACGTTATGGTCTAAAAGAACGGATATTATTAAACCATTCTTTAATAAAAGAAAAAAACCAGGAAATTTAATATTGATTTATTCAGTTAAAAAAACTAATTCAATATTAAAAAAGATTCCTAAACATTTTGATAAGACGTTTAATAATGTTTCTGTTGACAATTTTGTTGAGCAGCAAAATTGCACTGGCCAAAAATGTAAAGATTGTTTACTTTGCTATAGAAAAGAAACAACAAACATAATTGTTGAGAAAATCAAAAAATATTAAGCATAAACTAAAGGATAAAATAAAATGAAAAATAAAGAATATGAAAGAGCCGTTGAAGAGGCCATAACTGTAATGCGTGACGTAGTCGAGGGATACGTTGGCGGTGATGAAATAGCCCAGGAATGCGAAGACGAAATAAGGGAACAATTGCTGCAATAATCATATCTACAATCATATTTGGCGCTTAACCATAGCGCCAAATTTTTCAGACATAATCATATTTACAATCATATAATCATATAATCATATAATCATATCTACAATCATATAATCATATCATTAGAACCCAGGTTCTAGCTGCAAGTATATATATAAATGTTTATTGGATTAAAAAACCTAGATCAGCTTGATTTTTTTCAAACTGATCTAGGTAAGGAAGGAACTTATAAACCTTTTTTTTCTATTGTTTTTAAAAAATAATACATCTCTTTTAAAGTTTTAAAACCATCTTCAAAATCGGATCTATTAGGATGAGTGCTAAATACTATGATATAAAAATTGCTACCATTGTAATTTTCTATGATATCAACTCGATAATTTATTCCATCTGCTTGAGAAAAAATAGACAAGCTTAAATTATCCATAGTGACAACATTGCCATTTACTTTTACATATTCTGCCATAACAAAAAAAGGGAAGAGTTATTAGCTCTTCCCTATCCTTTCTATTTAATAATTTTTATAGTTCTATATTTTGAATTTCTTATAAGTTTGTTGTTAAATAATTGCAAATATAGTTCTGGAAATTCTTTTGCACATTTTTTTAAATCCACAGAATTAGACTCATTATTGTTTTTTCTTATAACTTTAATAGTTTTGTTTTTATGTTTAATTTCTAATTCATCAAAATATGAAGAAGAAATTTCATCATAAACATCTAACTTGCCATATTCATCAATTATTAAATGTTGCTTTTCAGTAAGTTTTGTATCTTCCTTATTAGCATTATTTTTTATTACTCTATTAGTAATAAATTTAATGGTTTCTTTTTCCCATTTTTCTTTTTTAAGCTTTTGAAAAGCTTTTTCTATATTACTTTGAGCCATTTTATTTTTCCTTTCGTTAAATGATAATATTATGTCTCTATTATATTATGGGATATGATAAGATATATGTCAACAAAAATAATTATAAAAAAAATAAAAAAAGTTATTGACAATTATCTTATCTTATATTATCTTATATATATAAGATAACAATCAAGTGATCTTATTAACGAAGGGAAGGCAAAATGCCAAAGACTACTGCAAAATATTACAAAACTAAAAGAGAGTTTAATGAAAAGTTTGTTGATCTTTTTGATTATGAAAATCTAGAAGGTTTAGAATATGAAGATATTTCAGAAGCTGATTATCTCAATGCAGTTTTAGCAAAAGGTAAATTTTATGGCACTGATTTTGGATCAGTCATAATGGAACGAATTGAACCATTTATTGCCGAATGTGTTATAGATTTTATTAAATACAAAACTAAATAATCATCATAAGGCAGAGCTTCCAGCTCTGCCTA